TGGCACTGAAAAGTTTATTTGAAAACCCCAGTTCTCTGATATGACGTAACCATCTTCTGACTGTGGTTCCGTATCGTTGCCCATATAAAAAGGAGAAAAAGTCATCGTGCTTCCATTACACGAAATGTTATTACCAAAAGATTGACGACTTGGTGCTCCATTATTTTGAAATTGGACAGCTTGATTTGTAACGTTTCCAGTTGCCGCAGCTACTGGGTTACTTGAATTATTGGTGTCTCCTTCAGCTAGTACTGGACTTACTGAGAGAATACAGAGAGCGAAGTAGTAGTAGAGTTTATTGTGTAATTTCTGGTGAAATCTATCTGCTCTACTAAGCCTGCGCTTCTTGTTGTTGTTTCTAAGCTCCACGGTAATGTGGCATCAGTTACTGAGAATGTAGTACCGCTAGTTGTTATATCTGCTGACGGAGTTACATTATTTCCTGACCACGTGTTTACGGCAGCTCCGAAGACCTGACGCTGTTCTGTCTCCACAATAGTCTGAGTAGTAGTGGTCGTACTATTCATCGACCCAGTTGTGAACTGGGGAGTGACAGTATTGGCTCTAGCTATGCTGGGTGATAACAGAGCTAAAAGCAGAATTAGTTTTTTCATGCTTTTAATAAATATTACCTGCGATAGAGATTCTGTCTTCGTCGCTTGTAAAAAATGGATAAACTTGATGATTAAGCCCAGCAGGGAATATAACAGCTGTACCGTTATATGTAGGATCTAAGTTGTAATCATAAAAACCTACATGTCCCTCTATAGATGTAGTTACAAATTGGAAGCTTCCACCACAAGGTTTTATAGATATATTTCGTGCTGTTTCTAACTCACATTCGTCTTTGTATTTATAAGGTATCTGTACCCATAAAACAAAGCTCATTACTCCAGCGTGTCTATGAATTGGATTAAATTCTCCTTTTTTCTGAAAATTAACCCATAATTCTCTGACAGCTAAATCTGGATTCCATGCAAATGTTAACTCTTTAGAAGCTTCTAAAAAATACTTACATAACAATCCTCCATCATCTGGTAAGTCATAACTAGCAGTATTATGTCCAGCTAATTTAGTTTTAGCATTTCTTCTATCTATTTTAGCTATTTCAATCATTGACCAAGTATGGTCCATTAGCTCTTTGGGTAGTTTAACCTCACTCCAAAATGCGTTATCTGGGTGTTTTATTGTCATTTATGTTTTTGTTGTCTTTATTCTTGCCGTTAGAATTTCCTGTAGACAGCCCGAAAGTTGCGAGTGCGCCCGTAAAAATCGAGGCTACGAAAGTGATATCAGAGGATGCTCCTAAAGGTTTTCTGACCATTGGTAGCTCTACATAATTTAAAGTAATAATAAACCCAGACCAAACAACAACACCTAAACGCACCATTGCACCTAGTATTGCCATCTGTTCTTCGTGATCGTCTACATTTTCTTTAAGTTTTTTTAGGAAACCTTTTTTCTCTTGCTTATTTTCTTCCATGCAGTTTTAAGTATTGGTTTCATAGCTGTAACAGCCCATTTAAAGGCTGCTGTAGCTGTAAGAGTAGCTGCTACAGAGACAACCGCAGTTGTTCCAGCAGTTACTAATATTTCATTTTCCGGGACAGGCATTTTAAAATCTGTAAACGGTATGTCTACTTTTCTTAAACCTGTTTCAGGTTCTTCTGAAGCTTCCGCTTCTACTCCTTCAGGAGCTTCCAAATCACTAGGAGGAATAACTAAAGGAGCATAAAAAGGAACGTCAGCTGTTGGTAAAGGTATTGATATTGTTTCTATTGTTTCTACGGGTGGTATTTTAATTGTTGGAATATTTACTCCCGACATCCTCCACACCCAGTAGTACGATAAGGACTGCTACCAAATAATTGGTCACGACTATAAGTTTTTAACCCATCAAATATTTCTGGTTTCATAATAAAACAAACTGCCGCTGACGCACCTTCTCGTAAAAGTTTTTCAGCTCTATGATTACCATCAAAAATGCAATAACGTCTAGTAACATTATTCTTTTCTGGGTCAAGTTGAGATTCATATATAACGATTGGATATCTAGTATCACATGAGATAATTCTTCTCTCTTTTAATTTTGTCCAAGGTCTTTTAGGATCATATTCCCTTATGTGAATCCACCGTAAGGGAATAATATTTAGATCATTAAAAGTTAATTTAGAAAATATGTCGTGAGTTCTATATGCAATATCAGAATCCATAATAAAAGGATTCTTGTAATGGGTTGGTAGGGGCATAATTAATCGAGTAAACCGTCTATGTCGTTTTGTTTACCTTTCCAAGTTTTAGGTATTTTTGTTTTTACGTTTAATATTTCTGCATCCACTGCTTTTTGCTGTGTATCATCACCCTGTCTTGCCCAATAAGCTGCATCCATTTGCTTTTCCCAACGAGGATAATGAACAACTCTTGCGTCTCTATAATCTACATCTGGGTTTTCTGTTACTGAAGTATCGTACTCTAATACATCTCCTTTTTTTAAAGGAACATCAGAGAGTTTGTCATATGGTTCGGCAGGGTTATTGTATTGCGAAACATTTACAGCTATTGATACTTTATCTTGACCTTTTGTAATAGGTACGATGGCAACTGCGCCATCTTCGTATTCTACGGTTACCGAATTTTCGGTAAATCCTGTTACTGTTGCTTTCATGTTTATCTTCCGGCTACTGAGCCTGAGTTGTTAAATGTAATTGATGATCGGTTAGTAATGTAATATCCGGCTTGTCCACCGCTAGAACCAGAGTTTCCGGGGTTTCCACTGTTTCCGCTAGATCCTCCAGAACCATTACCATGGTTTCCATTATTTCCAGCTGCTCCAGCAGAACCACTACCTCCAGAAGAACCAGTTAAACCGTTTCCGCCAGCGTTACCAAATGTACCGCCAGCTCCGCCTGTTCCGCCTTGTCCTCCAGTTCCTCTAGCTCCACCTGTTCCACCTTGACCAGCTCCATTACCGGGGTTTCCGCCAGCAGATCCAGCACCTCCGCTAGAACCAGCAGCTCCACTAGAACCACTTGTATTAGATTGGTTATAACCTTGTCCTACACCTCCGGCTCCACCGGCTCCACCAGCACCTCCGCTAGATCCTCCGGCTCCACCAGATCCACCAGTTGTATATTGATAACCCATACATAACCAGTAATAACATCCACCAGTGTAAGACCATCCTGATTGCCAACAAGTTCCAACATATGATGAACCTGATCTGTATCTATAACAGTCATTTAGACGATAAGTATAGGTACCGCACCAACCAGTTTGTCCACAAGTATATCTAGGTAGTGGGTTTCCGACTTGGTAAGAATTTCGTCCCTGACCGCCTTGACCGCCAGCACCGCCGTTTCCACCAGTACCACCTTGACCACCTTGACCACCTCCGCCACCACCAGCTTTGATAGTTGCGCCTGAGCTGTTATTTATGGTGACTCCACTTGTTGAAGAACAGTGAATTGCGTTTCCGCCAGTTCCACCGTTTGATGATCCACCGTGACCCTGTATAGATCCACTATTATCAATAACTAAAGTACCACCCATACCGGAAGGTATAAGTATCGCAGCGTTTCCTGATGTAGCACCTATAACTGCACTACTATTAATAATTACTCGTTTAGGTACAGTAGTTCCCCAGTTACTACCAAATACAGTAGCTAAGTTAAGGTTTGTATTAGTAGAACTATATGTTTGCTGTATTTCATTAACAGCAGAATAAAAGTTTGAAAGAGATATTGTTCCAGATGTAGGAACGTTAGTATTGTTTCCGGGAACTTCTCCACCATTTCTATAGTATTCAGACATAGAGTGAGGGGCAGTACCCCCAAACTCGTCAACTAAACTTTGAATGGAAATAGTACCACTTGCAGGGCATGCCATTACTTACCTCCTTTTAGTTCGTCTACTTCTGCTTTTAATTCGTTTATTGCGTTTATAAGTACGCCTACTATTTTACCGTAGTCAACTGATTTAATTTCTCTTTCTCCTGTAGGGTCTTTAACTTGTTGTGTTAGTACAACTTCTGGCAATACTTCTTCTACTTCTTGTGCAATAACACCAATAGAAGGTTTGTCATCTTTTAGCCACTTATAACTAACACCACGTAACTTACCGCAGATACTTAGAGCATCATTAATAGTATGTATGTCTGTTTTTAATCTTGCGTCAGAATATGCAGTTACGTTTCCTGTAGCAGTTACGTTTCCAGAGCTATCACATTTAAGTGACCAACTACCACTATTGTTTAAGAAACCAATATCGTTATTTTGAGAGTTATAAACATAACCTCTAATTGTGCCAGCATGGTCATCTCTAAATCTAATACCGTTTGCACCAGTACCACCAGCTATATTCCAGTAGTCATCATCGTCTGAGTAAAAGTGTTGAGTTGTGGCTTCGTTATACAGTCCTTCACCACTGTTGTTATTTCTAAACCAATCATCGTTATAAACATCGTGAACTCCATCAGAGCTAGTTCCTATTGTTTGACCTCTAAGAGCAGTAGCTATTTCACCGCCTGACTGGTCAGCAGTCGCTCCAGATTCAATTCCATTTAATTTACTATGATCTGCATCAGTAAACACGTTACTGTCAGATGCAGCTTCAACAGCAGCTCTGATCTCAGCGTTAGACTGATCGGCTGTAGCTCCGTTTTCTACGTTTAAAATACCTCTTACTTGTGAAGCACTTAAAGTTGTTGCATTACCAGTACCAGCAGTTTCTCTTCCCAAAATAGTTTGAGTCGGGAAGTTAAGCATTTTTGTTACATCAACAGCGTCATTAGCTATTTTAGCTGTAGTTATTTGACTATTTGCTATGTGTGCAGTGTCAATAGACCCATCAACATAGTGCTCAGAGTTGATGCTGTCGTCAGCTATTTTTGAACCGTCAACGAGGTCAGCTGATAAATGTGTTCTATCAATAGATCCGTCTACATAGTGTTCAGAGTTAATACTATCATCAGCTATCTTAGCACCTGTAACTGCATCTGCTGCTATCTTAGCTGTTGTAACTACTAAAGATCCAAGTTTATTACTATCAACTACACCATTTAATATTTTAGCTCCTGTAACTGCATTGTTTGCAATATGTGCGGTATCTATTGACCCGTCTACATAATGTTCAGAGTCTATACTGTCGTCAGCTATTTTTGAACCGTTAACTGCATCAGCGTTTATATCTGCTGTAGCTATCGTTAAGTTTCCAGATACGTTAGCATCTTGTATCTTTACGTCTGATGGTAGTGTACCGGCAGCAATCTTACTTACTGCTATAGAATCGTTGGATAATCTACCAGCGATAGTAGAGGACGAGACATTAGCCAAGTCCTCTGCTGCTACTGGATGACCACCAGCTGTTGAGCCGTCATGTACGACAAGAGTTTCTTTGTCTGTATCTACAGTAAC